CTGGTGTTGATGGATCTAGTGACACTTACTCGAACCTGGTTGATGAGCAACAGACGTTCTATCGTCATACTCTTATGGCTTACACGGACGCTATCTCGGATGCTCTCTCAGAATGTCTGCCACGTGGCACCAGAACTGAGTTCAACTTTGAGGGATTGTTCAAGGCCGATATGGCTGCCAGATTCAACATGTGGGAAACCGCTATTAGGGCAGGATTTATGACTGCCGAGGAAGTTAGAGAAAAGGAAGGTCTAGTATGACCGAAATAGAGACGAGAACCTTTGAGGTTCGCTTAGACGAGGAAAAGCGTGAAGTAACTGGTATAGCTGTGCCTTATGGTCAGACTGCCGACATTGGTGGACGCTATGAGGAGCAGTTTGTTCCAGGTGCTATTCGTTCAGTTGAGGATGTCAAACTGTTTTGGCAACACTCGGAACCTATCGGCAAGATTGTTTCAGGTAGAGACACCGAGCAAGGTTTCGAAATAACAGCTTCAATCAGTTCCACCCCTAGAGGCGATGAGGCCTACGTGTTATTGAAAGATAACGTCATCAACAAGTTCAGCGTGGGCTTCGTTCCATTGGAGCAGACACGTGAGGGCAACCTAGTTACCAGAACTCTGGTAGATCTAAAAGAGGTTAGCCTTGTAAGTTTTCCAGCGTTCGCCGGTGCATCTGTGGCCGAAGTTCGTGAGGAAATACCCGTTACTAACCCGGTAGCGGATTCAACCCCTAATGTAAAGGAACCATCTATGTCAGAGAACATGGAATTGGATGTCCGTGCAGTTCAGGATGAAGTGGCTGAAATTCGCCGTGAACTTGAACTAGTCAAGACTCCAACAATCAGCGTTCCAACCTTTGAGACAAAGTTCCGCTCTCAGGGTGAATACGCTAAGGCTCTTGTTTCAGGCGACAGCGACGCTGTTGAACTATTCAGAGCTGCAACCTCGGCTGATGCTGCACTTCGTCCAGCGTTTGTCGGTTTCATCAACAACCTGATCAACTCAGGCCGTCCAACCCTAAACGCATTCAGCGTCCAGGCACTTCCTGCAACTGGTCTTACTGTTGAATACGCTAAGGTGAACACCAACACTATTGCTGTTGGCAAGCAGACCACCGAATCAACTGCACTATCTACTGGTGACGTTGCTCTTTCGACTGTATCTGTTGCTGTTGGCACTTATGGCGGTTACGCTTTGATTTCACGTCAGGCTATTGAGCGTTCAACTGTAAACTACTTGGATGTTGTATTCCAGGCTATGTCACTTGCTTACGCCAAGAAAATGAACACCGAGTTCATTGCTGTACTTGCTGGCCTAACTTGGACTGGTAAGACTTTCGACGTTTCGGCTCTAACTGCAACTGCAGTCATGGGTGGAATCGCTGATGGTGCAGCTTACATCAACGCTCAGACTGGTCTGTTCCCTGAGTTCATTGTTGCTGGAACTGTCGCTTACAAGCGTCTAGTCAGCATCGTGGACACCGCTGGCCGTCCAGTTGTATTGCCTGTTGGTGCTGGTGTTAACAACATTGGTGGATCTAACGTTCCAGCCCTAACTGGTTCGATTCTTGGACTTCCAATCATTTGCGACCCTGCACTTGACAGCAAGACCGCTTACCTTGCAAACTCTTTGGCATTGACCACTTGGGAATCGTCAGGTACTCCTGCACGTCTTTCAAGCACCGATGTCACCAAGTTGCAGGACTCTTACTCTGTTTATGGTTACGCTGCTTTCGGTGTTCCATTCGAGGGTGCAATCGTCAAGCTGAACACCGGAGCTTAATAACTCATGGCAGTATCGGTGGAGCAATTTAGAGCCTATGTTGGCACTAAGGAAGTATCGGATTTCGTGGACACATGCCTGGCATCTGCAAACCAGATGGTAAGCAAGTTCGTGGGAACCGCTAGAGTACCTCAAGGTGTTCTAGATTCTGCGGTGTTGTCATGTGCATCTGAATTGTTCCACCGACGTTCAGCCCCTAATGGTGTCGCTCAGTTCGCCGACATGGGAACCACAGTAAGAATTGCTAAGGACCCGATGAACGCCGCTAGAGAGATGCTATTACCCTTTACAGGTCCTGGACTATGAGCAATGAGATTACTGCATCTAAGGCAGAGTTCGCACTAGATCTAACCAACGCTGGTTTAGAGGTGCTGGATTATGTCCCTGAGCGTGTAACTCCACCAATAGTTATCATTTCACCAGATAGCCCTTATCTGGTAACTGAAACTGTCGGCAACGAATATCGTCTTGGTCTCAAACTGACTCTGGTTGCTATGACTGCAACTAATGAGGAGGCAACTGAGGCTCTTGATGAACTTATCGCCGACACGCTTTTAGCGTTGGAAACTATTAGTTATGCAGTCCTAAAGTCTGTACAAACCCCTTTCCGTCTAGCTGTCAATAACGCTGAGTATTTGGCAACAGACATAACCTTGGATCTATCCATAACTCTTTAAGGAGAGAAACGATGCCAGCATCAACAAGAATCAAGGCCACGAACATCGTGTTCAAGATTGGTACTACCGACTATGCGTGTGACGCTAACTTGGTGGAACTAACCCTGAACGATGCTCCTGGTGACGTACAAACCTTTTGCGAGGTCCGTACTGGTGGCGAATGGAAACTGCAGCTAGATGGTGTAACTTCTGGTGACACCGCATCTCTGTACCGCTTACTGTGGGCTAACTTCGGAACTGAAGTTGCTTTCACTGTGGCACCTCAGGGCAACGCTACTGCTACCACTACCGCTCCGCACTACACAGGTACAGTCGTATTTGACCAGATTCCGAACGTAGGACTAACCAGCGGTGACGTTGTGAAGTTCTCTGTGACTCTAACTGTCAAGAACGCTGTACACACTCCATCTGCTACACCTCCGGTTTACTATGGAGTAACTCTAAAGACAAGCTAATGGCTTACGTTCAGAGTCGAATACAGATTGCTGGACTTAACGAAGCTGTCGCTGGCCTGAAAGCCATGGGTGCCGAACAGGAACTCAAGGATCTAAACTTTCGGGTCGGCGGCCTTGTCGTAAAAGAGGCAAAGCAATTAGTTCCAGTTCGTAGCGGAAAGTTGCAAGAGTCTATCCGTGCATCTAGGACAGCCAGGAGTGTTGTCGTGCTTGCCGGTAGAGATCCATTTATTCCCTACGCTAATCCAATCAACTGGGGCTGGTTCTTTGACAAAGAATACTTCATTTACAAGAACATCATGCCTACTCAATACATGAATAAAGCGGCTGCTAAAGTCCGTTCACGTATCGGGCAGTTCTACATGGAGGATTTAGTAAAGATATACGAAAAATACGCTGGAAAAGATTATGATGGAGCAGTAATCATAAACCGCGATTTATCCGATGTAACAGAGAGGCTAAAATGACCACACCATTTGATTTCGAGAGTTTGACCCTTGAGGAAGTTGAGACCATAGAGCTCATTACTGGATCTAGTATTGACCAGATTATGGACGCTAAGCAACCTAAAGGTAAAGCACTAAAGGCCATCATCTTGATTATCAAAAGACGTCAGGACCCTAGCTACACAATCGAGCAAGCAGGTGCCCTAAAGATGTCTGAGGTAAATGAGTTGCTGGCTGGTGATGAAAAAAAAGAGTAATAGCAGATAAGGCGGCTAAGCGTATGGCGTTTATGATAGTTCACGCTGGAGTGAGCGTCACAGAGTATAAAAAACTCACGCTTAGGGAATACCAGGCTATTGCTGACGCTGTGTTAGAGAAAGGCCCTGGCGAATGAGTGTTCTAAGACTTACCCTTATCTCTGATCCAAGCAAGTTCAAGTCTGGTCTAGATAAGGCATCTAAAGAACTAAAGAGTTTCGGCTCAGTTGCCAGCAAGGTGTCCTCTGGTGTTACCAGGGCTTTGGGAACTGTTGGTCTCGGACTTGGTGTCGCTAAACTTACCGGTTACCTAAAGGAATCTGCTAAGGCTGCCGCTGAGGACGCTGTATCTAAAAACCAGTTGGCTTTATCTTTGAGGAACACGCTCGGAGCGACTGACGCTACTGTGGCCTCTGCAGAAAAGTGGATTCAGGCAACGTCTAACGCTGTAGCTGTATTCGATGATGATCTACGACCTGCATTGGCTACCGCTGTTCGGGCTACAGGTGATTTGACTTCGGGTCAGGGTTTATTGACTTTGGCTTTGAACATCTCTGCCGCTAAAGGTAAAAGCCTGGAGTCTGTTACTAACGCTTTGGCTAAGGCTCATAATGGTCAATACACGTCACTACAAAAACTCCTGCCTGGTGTAAAACTTACTAGCAACTTTTATGCTGAACTGACTAAACAATTCAAGGGTTCTGCCGCTGCCGCCGCTGATCTAAACCCTTATCAAAGATTGCAGGTTCTATTCGATAACATTCGTGAGGATGTGGGCGAAAAGTTATTACCTCTAGTTCAAAAGTTTGCTAACTATTTGGCCAGCCCTGAGGGACGTAGAAACCTGGAACAGATTGTCGGCATTCTGCAGGCTATTGGTCAAGGCTTAGGCGTGGTAGTCAATTTGTTCCTGCAAAACATTTCACTTATCAAAGCCATGGTCGCATCTATCTTGGTTGCCAAGGTTGCAATCGGTACCATGACTTTGGCCATGAAACTCTATGACACCGCTGTCAAGATTGCCACCATTTCCACTCGAGCCCTAAAGATTGCTTTGGTCAGTACCGGTGTCGGTGCTCTAATTGTTGGACTTGGATTCTTAGCTGAGGGCTGGTTGAATGCCGCTAATGCTCAGGAAAATTACAATAGTGTTGAACCTCCTGCTCCACGTGGATCTGTGCAAGGTCCTGGACTTGGCCCTCAAGGTGAAACAT